CAACCGAATACTTTGTTATCTTTTTCTGTAGGTGTAAGATTAACAACGATTTTAGCAAATGCTAGTAAACCAATTATTAACTCTGCCCAATTTTCAATTATAAACTCCATTATATTAATTTTTATGATGGACTAAATGCCCTGTATTTTATGTAAATTGTTAAACTCAAAAAATTTGTAGTTAGATTCAACGTACTCCCGATAAATAGATGCGTACCCTTATTTTTAGAATATAACCTTGCACTTTCATTACCTGCCGGCACATCCCTAAAATACAAGCCTTGTGTGCTTGTTTCGTTACGCATAATTTGATTTATTCGGTTTTTTGGAATCTGTGCTGCTGTTACGTTTGCAGTTTGATTTGTTGATTGTCGAACTATGATATTCGCGTTACTGTCATACGTTCCTGGATCATTGAAACCTGTTTTATTTATTATAAAATATACTTCTTCAATAGTGTGAAACTTATCTGCTTCTGCTGTAATTATTTGCAGGGCAGGTTGTGCTGAAACATCCAAACCTTTATACGCAATCAACTCAGCTCTTGTAAATGTTTTTGAAACTTCTGTATATGGATATGCACCACTCGTATCTATTGTTACAACTCCATTACCGTCATCTGTTAGCGTTCCATTGCTTACGTTTATGGTTTTTACTGTTGTTACATCTGGAGTACCGTCTATTTCTTTTACTCTCAACAAACCTCTTGCAGAGAAACTTGTATTTGTACCCTGTGGAGAAACTCCAGTTAAAGGAGCGTTACAACTATCATACAAATATGGAACGCCAATTGTAACCTGCAATAATGTACCACTCAAAACGTTACTTCCTTCCTCTTCTAATGGTTCCGAACTTGCACTTTCTAAAATATAAGAAAAATCAAAATCGAATATATTTCCACCATTTTCTAAATCTGCTAGAATATCCTCAGCAACAAGTTCTGTTGACGTTATTACGTCTCTTTCAAATTCTTTTCTTTTATCCTCTCCTCGTGGGCAGTCCATTATATAAATTGACAAGCTGTAACTTTTTACCTTATCAACGTAATCTGCACTTGTATAAACCAAATGTAGGAGAGGGTAGTTCTCAAACTTACTTAAATCTAAATCTTCTGGAGATCCGAAAGAGAACGTTTTGAGAAAAAAATGATTTTCTACAAACTTCTCAAACCGGTCTACTATATTGCTAAATGTTATCATTTTTCTTTTTGTGTGCTAGGTCTTGTAAATAACAAAGATGCGTGAAAACAGTTCCGACACTTTTCTCCGTAACTTCATCCATATTGAGGAAGCTCTCTCCGGAAAGTGTGTATAGTGCTGAGTACCATCCCCATTTAGTCGTGAAATCATCCCCAACGCCTCCACTAAAGAGTGCCTTGTATTGTTCAACCATGTCCTTCTGGTAGTCAAAAAAAAACTTAGGCAACCTCCCAAAATACTTGCAGGCATATCTTCAAAAATTTTATGGTTTTCTTTTGCTGTATATTCTTTCAATACATAACCGCCATAATCTTCCCTTTCTATTTCTCTATATAGAATAGATAGAATTTTGGTAGCATTTTTATTAAAGTCTTTACAGTAGTGTTCCATATCAATATATTCACCCATCGTGAATGCATCCCAATCATTTATAAAACCATATTCTTTGCCCTGTATACTCAATCTTTCTGCGTGCGTACAATATTCTTCTTTCTTTAATTTTTCTATATGATCATAAGCAACGTCTAGAGCTTTTTTGGAAATCTTTTTAAAAACAGCTTCATCAATTCCTGCAAGCTCTTTCAACCTTTTTCTAGCTGAAAAATCTGAATTAATTATGCACCATTCTCTAATGCTTAAATCTGAAAACGTTTGAGGTAGTTTTATATCCATTAAAATCCTGCTAAAGTATAAAGATTAACCAATGCGTCTAAATGATTTTGTGCAAGTGTATCGTTACCTTTTTGAATCATTTCCTGAACATACTTCAAATTTAAACGCCTAAAATTTTTAGAATTTAAGTTTGAAATTGTTGTAATTCTTGCTTCAGCAGTCGCAAGTGCTGATGCTTCAGTACCTCTACCTCTACTTCTTTCTAAATTCAATATATCTCGATCTAAAAGGCGTAAGTTACTTTTATCTGTTGCGCCATTAAAGCTCATTTCTGTAACTCTATAAGATTCTTAATATGAAACTCTGCTACTTTGTAATTGCCTTTTATAAGTTGCTCAGATGCAAAACGTAAACAATACTTTTCTTCTCTATTCTTTGCTTTTTGCATCATTTTACCTAAATGCTCTTGGACATCGCATAAACCAGATTCGCAACCTTCTTTATCGCACGAATTAATCATGCCCAGGGCAACTGCATAATCATTTAATTCTTTCACTTTAGGTTCTGAAACTTCTTTGTTTTCCTTTTTCTTCTTTGCCATTTTACAAATATTTGATTCACTAATATAACGCAATCTCTTTAATATCTTACTTATCCAATATGATACGTTCCGTAATTTGGGTTTGTTTGATTAAATGTTATTGCATATCTACTTGCATCTATAAAATGATTCCAAGCGTCAACTGGTGTATTTAATGGCTTTTGATTACGATCCTCTTTGTACTTATAATTTCTTAGTTCCTTTATCCCATTCACACTCCTCTCTGTAATTAACAAAGGTCTAGAACGCATAAAATCAATGCCTGCCCTCACGCTATCAGCACCTTTCTGACATGGATAAATATTAAAACCCTGAGAACCTATTACTGCTATAGACTTTGGTTCTGCATTATCTGCAATTATTGAATCACCTCTATCTACTCCTTCACTTCTCAGAATATTGCAAATATCAGTATTTAACAAACCATTTGAATAACAAATTTCATCAAGGCAATACCCATACCCATCTGTAAAAACCTTCACTATTGCTGTAGGGTCATTTGTAAAACCAAAATCTACACCTACTGCAAGCAACTTCCAACCTTCCGGAATCTGTTGCACCTCTTTCCAATGCGTAAAAACTGTTGATCTAGATACTCCTCTTTCACCTAAACCAAACACTCTCCAATAGTTTTCATCTGCATCTTTTAATCTTTCTATTTCTTTTATTGTTTCTTCTCCTAAAAAAGGGTTGTTCTTATATGTCGTTTGAAAAAAATCTACATCATCACGCACTAAAACGTTATCGTATATCCAATGAAATTCATCGCTTGGGTTGTAATCTATTATAATTCTATCCTGTGTTCTCAATATTAACTGCCTCCAATCTTCTAGACTTAATTGGTTTGCTTCATTTACAAAAAGAATGTTTCTTTTTTTACCTCGAACCTTTTCTGCTTGGTCTACGCTTATAAACTCTACAAGATTTCCAAACAGCTTATATGTTCCTTCGACCTTATTATGTAGTGCAGGATTATACCATCCTTCTCCTTCCAGGATATTAAAAAAATCACGCATAGCACTACTTCTCAAACTAGGATACGTTTTTCTACATATAGTTATAATCTGTTTTGCATCCTGATTCTTATAACAAAATTCTATAAGTACACTAAGAATAGAATACGTTTTACCACTCCTTGTACCTCCCTGATGAACCTGTATTCTAGATTTACTTTTTTTACAATCGTAATATGTTCTAGGATTCTTCAATCTTCTTTTATCCTAATATTTGCTCTTATAAGATATTTATAAATTACATAAACTACTGCACCTAAAAAAAGTATATTGATAAGGTTAGGATGGGAATGCTCTCCACATATTCCTAACGCATGGTATAAAAATTCAGTTACTTTCATCATCAAACCAACTAGCTTGTTCTACTCCTTTACTTATTGTTATATTCTGTTGCTCCGTATATCCTCTTTCCTTTCCTATTGTTCTTAACAAGAATAATGTTGCCTGCACGTTTCCGTCTCCAATTAACTTATACAATTGAGATTCTGCAAAATCAATTGCCATGTTTTTAATATCGTCAACCTTCAGTTTAAATTCTTCATCGCTATTATACCAATCGTAATAAGTTGTTCTTCCTACTCCTGCCGTTTTACAGGCAGTCGTTACAACTCCTAAACTCTTTTCTAAGGACTGTAATAATATCTTCTTAGCGTGTTCGGTTTTGTTCGGTTCTTTCATTTTTTATATTTTTCTTCTAATATCTTAGGCACAGATTTATTCCAATTAATCTTGTGGTGCAATCTCATGTTTTTAGCTCCCATCAATCCAACTTTTACGCTACTAGGATTATACATAACAGAGTAAAACGATTTTATATAGGTTCCTTCTAAAGCGTATGTATCGCTCATTCCTCCTTCATTACTTTGTGTTATTTCCTGTGTCAATGCAAATTCACAAGCTGTAAAAAAAAGATTACCTTTATTTCCTAAATTAACGTATGTGTTTACATCTTCATTCACTCTTCCCATAAACTTAAACCTCCTCTCTGTTGAACATACATGGCTGTTCATTGCCTTTCTTCCTAAACCCTTCTTAAATAAACTGCAACTGTCTCCTCCAACAAAATCTCCTGCCTGCGCCATACATACGGCCTTTGCATTTGTTTTTTTATATAACCTTAGAAGAATGTTCAAGAAGATATTTATATCCTTAATTCGCGTTTTTTTTGTCTGATATCTTCCCTCTGAATTTACCCTGTAATTAAAAGAAGTGTAATCATCATCTAATTCAATAAAATACTTAAATCCTTCTTTTTCTGCTATATCAAAGCATGCGTTTCTTGCAAATACTATTGTCCTCCAATCTTGCAAATTATCACCTGTATCAAACGTCTTAGCTATTTCCTTTTTACTAAAAACGACAACTTTATCGCCAAAATTTTGTTTGTATAAATCTAAAGTTTTATCATCATCTGAACAGACAATTCTAAAATCTCCTTTATACCCATACTTTTGCAGGGTTTTTAATGTCTTAACATTGTCAGGCCTGCCGAAGGATAATATTAAAGCAACAAAATCCTTATCCATAATCTTCCTCGTATTGCTTGTAAACAGATTCCTGCAACTCAACGTAACCATTCCTTATTGCTTTCTGAAAATCTATTATCACCAAAGCATTTTTCTCAAATAAATCTTGCTGCGCTTTGCTGCAATGGGAATAGTAATCTGCAATCTTATCGAAATAAAAAACAATATGTCTTGCACTAGCTATCTTCAAAAATTCTTTCTCTCCATCACTCAAATCACTTTCTTCAATTTCCTGGATCAATTTTTTGTATTTGCTATCATCGTACAGCATTTCGATTTCTGGCTGTATCTCTCTAGCTTCATATAATGGGGCATTTATTTTTTTACTATAGATATCATCTTTTTCTATATCCAGGATATCCGGTGTATTTACTCCCCAATCATTTAACTCCTCAACCTCCCACTCATTTGCAAGCATATCCCAATCCCAATCGCCAAAACTTACGTTATCCTTAATAACAAATTCTTTGCTCTTTATTTCATCCCATGAAGCCACATATACAGGCACTTTTTCCAACCCTGCAAATTTGGCTGCTTTGTATCTCTGATTACCTCCTAAAATTACATTATCAGGATTTACAACTATAGGCCTTGCCTCTAACATTTCAGGAAAATCTCTAATGCTATTAACTAGCTCTTTAAATTTTCTTTTTGTTATTGTTCTTGGGTTATTCGGGTTCTCCTTTATCTCTGTTATTTTCAATAAATTCATCTGCCGTATTTAATATGTTTCTTAAAATCTCTCTTGTATGATAATCATTAACGCAAACATTTAAAAGCACCTCCCAGCTTCTATCGTCACTTATTAATGTTCTGAAAAATACTTTATCGTTTTTTTGCTCTTGTGTAAATACGATCCACTCGTCAGCCTGATTTATAAATCTTTTTGCTCTTCTTGAAGTCATGTTATATATTTTCTAATAATTCTCTCATTTCTGTAACCATCTTTTTCACGCATGAATTACAGTTACTTATTTTATTATTCTTCGAGGTAATTCTATTATACAATTTTGTAAGTTGTATATTTTGCTCTTTGCTTATTTTTTTATCAATACCTCCTAAAAGTTTTTTTAGTTCTTTTATATCAGAATCTTCAATTAAACTTTTCCATTTATGTATCGGGCAGCTTGCAATTTTAAGATGCGTTTTAATTGGCATAATACAACCACATAATTTCTTTGTGGTGTTCTTATATTTTACTCTTTCACCAAACCCTAGCGTTCCACAGCTCTGCGTTACATCTACAAAATGCTTACAACTACGGCATATTTCTAACCTACTATTTCTTATTTTCGAGCTTGTCAAAAGCATTTTTTATCTTTTTTTTTGTTCTATATAATGACATGTGAAGCGTTCTTTGTTCTATTCCTGATTCTCTTGCTATTTCGCAAATATTTTCACCAGATAACCACAACCTAAAAATTTGTTCATCAAACCATCCAAGACAAGTTGTAAAAATTTCTAACTGCTCTCTATTGATAGCTAAATCTAAATCTCTTTCCTCCTGAATAGGTTCTTTCGTTATCTCTAACGTTGTCTTATATAATTTCTTAAACTGCCCCCTCGTTCCCTCTATAAATATTGCCTTTCTAAAATAACCGTTTGGGTTAATAAGAACGTTTTTTAAATCTTGTTTTATTACTCTCAGATATACATGATGCACCAAATCATCAGCGTCAGAATGATACTGTGATGCATACCTCACAAGTTTGGTGTAATTACGATCTATCCACCTATCAAATTCCTTTCTCTCTTCGGATATCTTCAAACTTATTAGTGTATGTACTAATCATATCCCTTAAATCACTCACGCCATATCTTGCACTTTGATTAGATTCTATTAAAATGTTATCTGCTGTTCCATCACCGTATTTAATATCTAGATTTTTAGCAAATATATATTGCTCTCCTCCCCTAAAACCGTTACATCTTTTACATTGAAATTGTACGTTCAATTCATTCCAACGTGTTGCGTATTTTCCTCTACTCTGAAAATGCCCTGCATCTACTTCCTTCCAATGCTTTGTTACTCCACATGTAAAACATTCACCAAAACCTCTATCGTCAACGAATCTTGTACGTATATATTGAGAAAAGATTTTATCTAACTTTTTTACTAACCTGGATCTTTCAGTAGGCATCGCCTAAAATATAAGCACAAACTTATCTTATAACAAAATTATAAACCGCAATATCCGCTATCACATCCCCAATCTTCAAAATCAATTTCTGTTTGTAGCCTGTGTTTTTTTATATCTGAATATGACATCTCGCTCTTAAATTGCCCTCCCTTTCTTAGTTCTTCATCAATGAACCATTGCATTTTGTTAGGGTGCAAATCAAACATCTTTCTTAGCACTAAAGGATTTCTGTGAAAGCATCCCACACAATTGTTCTGTGCTGCAAATCTTACATTTTTGCCCCTCCAATAATTTACAACCTTATCTCTATGAACATTATCTTCAATCATGGGGAAATGTGGCTTTTGCCAATAAACTTTGTTGTATGCTCTTAACCCATCTTCGTTGCATCTGTCCAACATGTTTTTAGCTCTCTTATCTTCTCCGGCTCTGAATCCTATGTTCATTTGTATCGGTTCATCAAAATTCTCTTTCCACCAGTTGAACATGGGTTTTATTTTCATCAACTCAGTACAATATCTCCACATAATATTTGGTACTGTTGTTTTTCTAAGATTTTCAAATGGCTTTCCAGTAACCCAATCTATTTTCTTGCCTAAATGTTGTTCAAGATCCAAAATTGTGTGTATAATAACATCATCCTCAACTGTGCCAATAAATTCCTTACCAATTTTATCACTAACAATTTTTACAAGTCCTTTATCTTTAGGAGCACAATTTTTATCTAAAACTGTAACCAGAGCAAATACGTTATAATCGGTAGGATATTTACTAGCTATGTATGCAGAGCTTTGGCCTCCGGATATGCTTGTACATGTTTTCATTCCTCTGGCTTTATCTCTGTATTTGGATACTGAATAAACTTCCACCTACCCTGCCTATCCGTATCATCTTCAGGAAGTTTTAAATCTTCAGCTATTTTTTTTAATACTTCACCCATCCCAGAATTAAATAAATTCTCTCTCTTATTATCATCTTCCTCTTTTCTATCTTGTTTTACCTTTCTCTTCATCATATCCCCTCTCTCACCTTCGTGCCTTTGGAAGATATCAACCAATTCAGGCAACTTTAATCTTTCAAACATTTTTCCATAGTATCCTGCTTTCAATCTTTTCATTATCAATGCCCATTCTTCTAGCTTCATAGCAGGAAATTGTTCAATCAAATAGTCTACAGCATCTATATAGTCTTTGGTGTTTCTGAAACTTTTATTGAAATCTAAATATTCTATTGCATCCTTCAATAATGCCATACAATATGCGTGAACTATTCTAGGATCTTCTTTATATGCAAATCTTATATTTGTTCCCTCGTACCATGCGTTTGCCGGTGTTAAATTAGAGTGTTTCGTTATATTTTGTGTAATAATCGAAATCGAAGTCTGTTTTATTTCTTTTTTCATTTGCTTTTTTATTTGTTCTAGTCCAACGTCTTGCGCACGCTTTCCAATCTTTTACTAAATTACCTCCTTTGACTTTCCATCCAACAGAATCATACCAATCTACAAATTTTTCTGCCTCCTCTACAGATGAATCTATTTCTATAAAATAATCTTTTACTTCGTGTAATGAAGAGGGCCTACCTTTTTTAGTAGATGATTTAGTTATTGAATTAGTATCTGTATTAGTAGGTAGACTTTTTGACCTTTCAGAAAGGTCATTTTGTCCTATATCATAGACAATATTACTCTCATCCTGTTCATTTTGTCCTTTATCATATAAGTCAAAAGTGCTATAAATTAATCTACTTCTTTTATTTCCTTCAATTCTTATATAACCTAAATCTTTCAACTTTTTTATACTCCTGGAGGCACTTCTTACGCTTATATACAACTCTTCAGCTATCGTCTCGTTGCTTTTATAAAAAGTTTTTTGATTTCCTGTAAAACTATCTATATCAGATAATAAAATTTTATCTACAGCAGAAAGATTTCTATCTAACCATATTTCTGCCGGTATCCATATCCCTTTAAATTGTCGTTGCGTCATTTTGCCCATTTTGGTGCTTTTAAAATAAAATACTTTTCATCTTCAAGATCATAATCGTAACCAGTATAATTGCCATCTGTACAATCTAACCATTCCTTATATTTTTGAATCAGATAATATAACTCTCTTCTTCCTCTTTCAATATAATCATTATCTAATTTATAAGGAGTTACATTATAAGGTGCTGTTGTTTCTGCTGTGATTATCCAAAAATCTTCTTTTCCTGTCATTTCCAAATATATTGCTGCCTGTAGATAATACTTAAAATTATAACATGACCTTTCAAACTCTTGTGGAGATCCATTAGTTGTTGTTTTTAAATCTGCTATGTAATCATTACCAAAAATGTCAATTATCCCTTTGAAAGGTAGTCCTTTTATCTCTCTCTCAATACTAAACTCAAACCTTGTACTTTTATCTAACAATTCTTTTGCTAGGTTATGCTCCTCTATAGAATCAACTATTCGCCCAATAGTGTGCCAATCAGAATTGTTCAACAACTTCTTCCCCTCTTTTAACTTCTCCTTGTATTTAATTGTGTTTTTTCTGTGTTCACAAAGTTGATACTCTTTGTAAAAATCTTCATTTTCTAAAACAGCCTTGTGTATCGCTGTTCCTAGTTCCATTGCCGGAGTACTTTTTTTCTCTCTATTGATATAAGATATAAAATGTGCCGGTGATTTTTGAAACTCCTTTATTGAGGAGTAAGATAATGTGCGTTTCATTTTTAACTTTTTGTTTTTCTTTTTGCTTTCTTTTTTGTTTTACTTCTTTCTATAATACCGTTTTTACTCAAAGGATAAATTTCATATCCCCATTCTTTTCTGATCCCATAATTTTTCTTTCTTTTATCATTATGAAACTTTATATAAAATTCTACTCGTATAACTCCATCCTTATCTCTGTAAGCTGGGTTTAATCTTGGAAACCATTTACAAAATTTTGCCTCTGCTTTCTCATAAAATTTATTTCTCTCTGTATGATTCATGTGTTTCAAATTAAAAAGAAGGAGCTATAAAACTCCCTCTTTTTTTAGTTCATCTTCTCTTGCTAGGACTTCACCTGCAAGCTGTGTCCACGTTGTATCGCACTTAGCTACAATTTCAGGAGCAAATTTTAACATTGCTCTAGGGTTTTTACTATGCCAATTTATAACTGTTTGAGGTGATACCTTTAATATTCTAGCGCACTTCAAACTCGAACCGAACTTTTTACTAATAAACTTTTTCAAGTCGTTTTTGTGGTGTGGTCTTTTACTCATAATCTTTTGGTAATGGCTCTCGCCCATGTTTATCAAATACTTCATATCTAAAATGCCAACCGTTTTTCTCTCCTAGTTTTTTCCATTTCAGATATTTTTCCTCTAATCTCTTTTCTTTTATATTATTGGTTTCCTCTGGGTCAACCAAAAAATAGCTACCATCTTCATACTGATTAATTACTCCTTTATCGAATAGTTCACTTAGACGCGCCCTTGTTGTAATTAAAGGTATGCTTGTAAACTTTGATATTGATTCTGCTTTATAAGATCCAATACAAAGCACATTCAAAATGCTTTCCTCTTTGGCTGTAATCTTTGGCAATATTTCTTTATAAGCCTCTATACTTCTAAAACTCATTAGTTCAAAGTATCACGTTTAACCAATAACATTCTTGCAACCTCTGCACAATCTACTAACCATTGTTCTACGGTGACTTCTTTCGGACATTTTCCAAGCACTTGTACTGCTGTCTGAATCGCCCATGAATTTTCCATTTTCTTTTGGTCCTCTGGACTTCTTTTAAAACCTCCTCCTCCAGGGTTAAAACCTAAACCTGCTTTTTTTATACTCAATCGTGTCTCATTATATGAATATTGATTAGGCTTTGTTGAATATTCGACTTCATCCCCTACAGAATAAGGAGGGTTATCTGGGTTAGTGCTTGACGCTGTGCCTTTTACCCCATCTTCTAAATCAACATTGTAATCGTACATCATACTACCCTTGTTGCTTTGCCATGTTTTGTTAGTCTTGACAATAGACTGTACTTTTGAAAGTTTCATTATATATAAATTAAAAATTAAAAATCTATGCTTTTGACCTATGCATAGTCGTTTCCTTATTGAGTGAGCTTAAAAATAAATCATTTTCTATGCGTAGCATAATATTCTCAATATCAGCTGTGCAAAAAGTTTGATCCATCCCTGCCCAATGATTTGTTGCTCTCCACCTAATATAGCTTAACCAATATTTTAAATCGCTATTTTCTTGCTCTAGAGCCTTCTTAAAACTTTGTATATCCTTTTTCATATTTTCTTTTTTCTTCCGTCATAAATTACAAGCATTGAACCTTTCATTGCAGGGCCTTTTACTAATTGTCCTCTATTGTTATAACCTTCAAATTTTAACCTACCTTCAATAAATTCTATTTCTGCAACTCCATAAATATGCGAATGGAATATTTTAGTATCAGTTGAAGCAGGTAAAAGCATTACACAAAGCTTACCGTCCATACTTTCCCTATAGGCCTTTTTAATAAACTCTTCTTTAAGTTTTCTTGAGTATGGAGGATTCACAAAGTTACGCTCTCCCCATTTGATTTCTAACCCATTCCATTTTGTTAAATCGTGTTGAAATGGGCAGGGATCAAAGTCAAAATTAAAACGTTTGTTTAATTTGTTGTAGAAGTCATCTGGTGTTTTCCAATCGTCAGGCTGTGTCGGTTTACTTGCTTTCATTAATTACGTTGTTTTTATAATATCGTATCTCATGTTTGCCCATAGACGCTCAAACTTAACTCTCTCTTTTTCTTCATCAGAAAACTCTTGCTTGTTTAACCAGTCTATCCATTCTCCATATTTTGAAAAATATTCTTTGGGGTATGTTGTTTTATATATACTCATTTTAATCTTCATCTAAATCTTGTAAAATATCAACAGCTAATACTCCGTAAAAAGAATTGGCTATGCCTTCGTAGTCAAATTTTGAAAATTTAAAATCTCTTTTCTCTTTGAGATAATTTAATACTTCCAAAACATCCAAACCATGATGCACTAACCAAATTCTGCAATTCTCGTGATACGTCTTATAATTATCTAATAAGATATCTTCCAAATCTGACAAACTTATAGATTTCTCTTGTTTGATTATTTCATTAATATCTTCAATAATCTCTCTTCTTACACTCAGTACACCTCTATCAAATTGATGAAAAAATTTAACAGATTTGTATTTATTGTGTATGTAAGCTGTTTCATTTATTGTGTTTGTAAAAATCATTTCTTTTACTTTTTTGTGTTTTCGTAACTGTAACAATAATTCTGTTCTGCTTTTGAATCTCTAGCAGTATAGAGGACATCTAACCACATCCTAGAATTTTGTATTTGTTCCTCGTAAAAGTCTCGCATACTTTTATCCGTTGCATCTAGCTCCTCTAATCTTTTTGTGCAATACTCAACATGATTAGTTTCTCGCTTTATCATGCTATCCATAAACTCGTTAATATTACTCATTTGCTTTGTTTTTAATTGATCCATCCAGAACCATTCTTTTTTAACCATTGTGTTTCTTGTTTAACATGGTGTAAATATATTAAAAACTTTTTTAATAAAACAAATTATTAGACAAAAAAAAGAGAGGAAAGTTATTAACCTCCCTCTCTTGAAACACAAATGAAACGCAAACGAGCACTTTTGCTCTTTTGGGATATGTAAATATAGCTAATCTTTTTCCAAAAATGACAAACAAAGTGGTAAAACACCTATAAAACATAAAAGCACTCCCCAGGGTTCAATACTTCCATTCATAGATGCTAGTGCATACGTTACAATTACACCTCCTATTGTTCTCTTTGCACTCCATCTTTTTAAATCTCCTTTTCCTTTGAAGATCTCTGTTAAATTCAAATTCTTTGCTAAATCTCCTATTATTTTATTCATCTTTTTTTCTTTGTATTTGTTTTTATAGTAATTACTCATTTCCCCAAATTCATCATGCAATTTATTGCAACATTTCCACCTATTACAATACCGCAACCAATTGCCTGTTTCTTGAAATGTTTAGCGTAGGCCATTGCATAACTTTCCCAATTGATTCCACAGCCAACCTGCATGCCAAAAATTCTTGCTTTTCTTCCTACAAACCACTCTGTATATGCCTGCGTGTGTATATGACCTTGCACCGTACTCATTAAATCGTTCTTTGCTTTTGTCCTTGCTGTTCCTCCCTCTCCATGTACATACTGCACCCCATCTATCTCTAAACGCTCTACCCAATTCCAGTTTGTGCCTAAAACTTCATTATAAGACTTAATCCATGCTTTAGGTATATCTGAACTAAACGCCTTTCTCATGATTATTCTATCATGATTTCCTATTATAACATCAGCAACCGGGAATGCCTCTGCCCATCTTTTAACCCTTTCAACAGCGTTCTTCAACTCATCACCTCCACCATAACCGTCTGGGTCGTTTTCGTGATAACTAGCGTAATGATTATCTATAATATCGCCGATAAAAATAACACGATTACAATTATGTATTGCATACATTTCTTTACAGAAATCTAAATACTTATCTAAATCAAAAGGGCAATGTAAATCACCTATTATTAAAATTCTGCTTACATCATCTACCCACCATTCATACGCTCTCCTTAGATTACCTCTTAATCTTGGTCTTATTTGTTCTAATATGTCCAAATTACGTTTTCTGTTTTGTTAGGATCATTATCAACGTGAATGAATGTATTTGCTATTCCGATTCTATTAAAGCCTGCATCTAATAATGCCTCAATTAGAATGAATCTTTTTCTACTATCATCACAATGAATGTCTGCTGCGTAACCTAACAAATGAGAACTTTTAGAACTAGCCTTGTAACCTTTTTCTTTTAACAGTCTATTGTAAGTAATTGTTCTGAAACCTGAATTTATAATGAAAGGAAAACCTGCAATATCTCTTGCAACATCAATCTTCTCTAAAAATTCTTCATCCATCATTTTACCAGATCCTTCTTCATCTGGAGAATCAAATTCGTAAAGCTTAAAATATTTTAGTTTCATATTCCTTTTTTGGCTAATAATACTTTTACCTCTTGAATACCTTCTACACACTTTTCAAGCATTTCCTTAAATTCACCTCTATCACGTTCTAAAACTAAAACGCGACCTTTCAACTTTTCTACCTGGGTATTCATTCTAACGTATATCCCTAGAACTGCTCCTATTACTGGAAGTAGATTTAGTATTATTTGTACTTCTGTGCTCATTTTTTTTTAGCCACTTTCTTAATTTTATTTCATTCTCTTTTCTGCTAGTTTTCATATCAGCAGTCGTATGGTGAATTATCTAAAACGCTTGGCTTCCTATCACCTCCATATTTAAAGAAGTTTTTTCCTTTTGATACTGTTAAGCCATTTTGATTGTATGCAACCTTTTCCGGGTGCATATCTGGAGAAACGTTACTTGTGTATTGAGGAAAAGATGAACTGTTTTTTGTTAGATAACTTACTAATCTTTCTGTATAAAACTGCGCATTAGCTCTTGCTCTTTCAACCTCTCTATGAAGATCATCTTCAGATATTGGGTTAGTGTTTTCAGATGCTCTAATTACAAGACCTCCGTTATCTAATTTAACGTACAAATTAGGAATTAATTCCACCATTGTCCACCAGCACGTTGCTTTTCTTATATAAGTGTCCATAAGCGTCTCATAAACGCCTGTAAGCGATGATACGTTTGTCTTTAGATAATTTAAAAGGTCTGTTCCTAGATATTGCTGTATGTATTTATCCTGGGCAAGTATTATTGCCGGAACTACTACCGAATCTTCTACGCTACCATTAAGACTAGTTATGCGCTTAATGTAATCTGTATTTACAAATAAAACCTCTGCTGTTAGTGCCATATTATCGTGGGTTTAAAAAGCCTTTG